TGTTGCACTATAGTTATTACCATTAGCAGTATCAATAGCAATCAAACCTGTCTTTGCACCATACGGTGACGTAAATGTAGTTAAATTAGTACCACTATCATACGTACCAGTAACTGATGTTTTTAAATCTAAGTAAATACCAAAACCTATTGTTTGGTCTTTTAAATTTCTTAAATCTAATTTTACTAATTTTGTATCTGTATTCTCTGCAACCAATGCATAGACAAAACTATCAACTGTCATTGCACCTAAAATCTTAACACCAGTAAAAGTCCACTTAGACCATGCAGTTTGTACTTTTTCACCTCTATCAAAGAAGTATTTGTAGATATACATTGTGTTAGCATAAGTTGGGTCAACAGCACTACCAGCAGCATAAGGAGCTGTCTGTGTGTCATTATCATCCGCAGCCAATGCAATTAATGTATCTTCTGTTGTATTACTAATTAATTGATAAACATTTGTTGGAATTAAATTTGAAACAGAAACTGTTATATCTAATCCATCATTTGTTAATGTATCATCATCAGCAAAGTATTCTCTGATTGCTGTGTTGTTATTTCTTGATTGTGCAAAATAAGCAAACTTACCAGCTGACACAGGCCTCACAGCATCATCATGTTCAAAACTTGATACTTCATTAAGTATAGCTGTAGTAGGTGATATAGTTTCACCTGTACTATTTAATTTATATTGTGCTGTATCAGAAAACAATAATAGTGTTTCGTTAAATGACACAGAGTTTTTAAGTGTGTTAACCTGTGTACCAGACGCAGCAATATCAATAGGGTCTGTATCTAAAACTTGTGTAACTGTGCTAGAAAAGAAATTAAAGAAACTAGCATTTTCTGTAAAGATTAAATTCTCACCAGATAATACACCAAGTCTGTTTTTGTAAAATGTTAAATTCTGAATTTTTTTATTAACAAAACTTGGGTCAGCGTTTGTATTACTATCACCACAAGTTCTATCAGTCCAATCAATTTCTTGAAATGTAAATGTACCATCATTATTATTAATTAATGCATGAGGCATTGTAGAATTATCTAAACCTAAACTTGTGTCTGGTGCTATAGTTTCTTTCCATACCCCATCAGTTTCAAACTCTACCCAGTAATCAGACAATGTATCACCTTCATCACCTGTAACTTTAATTTTAGTGTTAGCTACACCGTGATAAGGTAATTTAGTAAAATCTGATATTTCATCTCTGATAGCATACATACCTGTATTACCAGAGCCATCTCCTGTTTCTATAGTATAATTACTATCATTATCTGTTGGCTCACCATAGATAACTGAGTTCATTAATTGAAAATCAAAATAATTAGTAAAACCTGAGTATGTACCTAAACCTTGTGTGGAAGTTAAAGTTGCTCCAGTATCAGTTCTTACAACTTTAAATGCTGCTGAAGATGAACCATCCCAGTATTGGCTAGAAGTACCATACATTAAAATGTCAGCAACGTGTGCAGTATCTCTATAAGCTGCATCATGTGTTGCATTAGAACCTGTAGGTAATTGTAGAGCAACTTTTAATCCATATCCTAAATCAGTTGTCATATCAGGATGTGTTAACTCTACTGTGTATTCTCTACCGTAGTTTGTTGTCACTACATTAATATAAAACTCTTCATTCTTTGCAGCACTTGTTGTACTGTCAGCTGCTACGGTTACAGATTTGTTTGCTATAAAAGTGTAATCGGCAATGTTAACTAATTTAAAATCTCTTCTTGGATTTGTAGATGTTAAATAACTAGAACCACTAGAAATAGTTACAGTTTTTTCATTACCTAATAAATCATAAACTTTAACACCACCATTGTAAAACGCTACAATGTACTGGTTATCTTCATCTCTTTGAATAGACCAAAACTTTGTTGTGTTAGGAAACACATTACTAGCATCTAGTGTTGCTATGTATTCTAAAGATGGTCTTTTAGTTAAACCTTCAACAATATTGTTTTGAAAATTTATTTGTTCTTCAGCTTGGTTAACACTTCTTTGTGTTGGTGTCTGCTGAGATATACCATTTAGAAAATTAGGTATGCTCTGTGAAACCACACTACCCATTAGTATGTCCTTCTAGTTGGTCTATTAATTATTGAATAAGTATTTGCATCACCTTCTAATATATTAACATCAGCTTCTTGACTGTCTGCTTGATGGAAAGACATTAATGCTTCATTCTCATCAGCAGCAATTAAATCAATAATAGCTTTATCACCAATGTATCTAGCAGCAAATCTTCTAGCTGCTTTTAAGGTAATATATTGTCTTGCATATTCAGGTAATTGTTCAAACTGTTGTACTAAAACTAAATCAACTTCAGCTGGAGCCGAAGTAAAAACATCTGTATGGTTAGTTAAATCATATAAATAACCGTTTCTAATTGTGTAATTTAAATATCTATAATTTGCACTTGCATCAGCTTTGACACAGTTAGATGGTAGAGGAACTTTATTATCACCATCTAAAGATAATGAAGTATATTTATGGTGTGTATTGAAATGCCATCCTTGTGATTGAATAGACATTGAAGTTTCATCTAAAATATTTTTAGCGACAGATACATCAACTGTGGTAGTTCCTGTAATTGAGTTAACTGGAGCCTCACCAATAGTTGATAACATAATGTTTATCGCCTGTAATTCAGTCGTTGGTGTAATTCTTGTAGTCATAATCTCCTAATAATATTTTAGATAATGACAAGGGGACAGTCTCCCATCCCCTCATCAAATTGGTTAAAGAAACAATTACGCTTCTTTAATTCCTACAGCAGCCTCAGGTCTAAGGACACCATGTCCCATAGCGTATTTAGCTACCATTAATGTTCCTTGTCTTCTGATGTCATATTCTGACTCAACTGCCAAGTCCATTAATTTAACAGTTCCCGCCGCACTTGGGTGAGACACTAAACAAACATAGTTTGCTAGGTTCACTTGTTGTGGGTTAGAACCACCAGCTGTAGCAGAACCACCGTTTACATCAGTAGCTGCAGAGTAATCTGAAGATACGAAGTGAGCTGTTGGTACTAATTCAATACCAGCAATTTTCACTACTTTACCTTCTGCGATTGAACCCTGACCACTAAAGTCAACGTTAACTGCGTTAGTCGCATTAGCTAGTTTGTAGTATTCTTCTAGTCTAATGAACGCTTTTCTACCTTCTTTTGGAACGTAGTTAGCGTCTAATGCTTTAGCTGCGTTGAACAACTCTTCAATCATAGCGTCAGCAGCAGTTGAAGCTGTTGCAGATGCGATTGAAGTATTTGTTAGTACAGTTCCTGCACCATAGCCAGTGTCAGCTACGTTTGCAGTAGCTTGTGCAGCTTGACCAATAGTTTGTAATACGTGCTTATCTTTTTGGAAAGCTAATGCTCTACCGATTTCAGATGAGTATGCACTTCTTACATCCCAGTGGTTTTTTGCTTCTTCGATATTCGATAAGAATACTGAAGATAATAGAAGGTCATTAATTGTAATGACTTTCTCATTGTGGTTTACGTCAGAGCCAGTAATTTCTGCACCAGCAGTATGATATGACGCACCAACTCTACCCATTACTGGGAAAGTTGCTGACTTACCTGATGAGATACTTCTCACCATTTCAGCACCTTGAGTAACTGAAGCTCTTTCAAATGAAGTAAGTACTTCACCTGCAAAAACTTTCAGAAACAAAGCGTCTTCACTACCACCAGCGTTGATTTTACCAACACTAACAGGGGTTGCGTTTGCCATAATTATTCTCCTTTTATGGTTTGACGTTTGGTTTTAAAAGCCTCTACATATCTCCAGTTTCACAAACAAGATTGTCGCCCGCAAGCGGTCAAGTCGTTAGACTTTGTTTATGTTTTGGCAGTTGCCTTCTAAACAGAAAGCACAACTATATGTTAGCCAGTTTATTAGCTAACTTAATGGCAAGAGAAAACTTACCTTTCTCTCGACATTTCATTATTAGACTCTTAAGTCTAAATATCTTTTCTCCTAATGGTGACATTATCTACACTTCCATTTTCTAAGTGCTAATGCTTTTCTAGTAGGTTTACCATTTTTAACCATAGCACCTTTAACTCCAGACATACGAGCACAAAAAGATTTTCTACGAGCCGCAGCTTTAGAACCTCTTTTTACTTTACCTGTTACAGGTGCTTTTAAATTAGAACCTGTTTTTCTTTTGAAGTATCTTCTCCCAGCGGCATTTAAGCCGCCAGAAGGACTTTGGTATCTTTTAGCTACCATTATTTTTTCTTGGCTGTCTTAGCCGCTCTCTTAAATTGCTTTGCAGTTGGTGCACCTTTGCTTCCAACCTTACGCATTTTCTCACCACTACCAGCTGCTATTCTTTTTCTTTTAGCATGTATGTTAGCGTATAATCCTCTTTTAGCCATTACTTTTTCTTCT